TATATATGCGTGTTTTTGCTGACCCAAGTGTTGAGCAAGAACTAGCAGACTTCTTTACATACGAATATCCAGGCGCAAGATTTACTCCGCAATACAGAGCAAGATTGTGGGATGGAAAAGTTCGTTTGTATGATCAACTGAGAAAAACTTTATACATCGGACTGCTTAATTACGTTGAGCAATTCTGTGAACGTAATGAGTATCTTCTAACTTATAAATCAGAAGTAAATTTAATTTCAGATATCAATGAAGAACAAACTGAATCATTTGTTCGTTCTTTAAATCTACCAACTAAGATCGAAATACGAGACTATCAAATTGGTGCAATACAAACTGCACTACATAAACAGCGAACACTGTTATTATCTCCCACTGGTTCTGGAAAGTCATTTATAATTTATAGTGTTATGCGCTGGCATGTTGATCAAGGAAGAAAGTGTATCCTTATTGTACCAACTACATCTCTTGTTGAACAGATGTATGCTGACTTTGCTGATTACTCTTCTGAAAATAAATGGGATGTTTCTACTCACTGCCAAAAATTATATGCTGGGTTTAGCAAAGAGTTTTCAAAAGATGTTTTAATCACAACATGGCAATCTGTTTACTTGCAACCAAAATCTTGGTTTAAACAGTTCAATGTTATTTTCGGTGATGAAGCACACCAATTTAAAGCGAAATCTCTTATCGGTGTTATGGAAAAGATGGAAACAATTCCATATCGCATAGGCACAACAGGAACATTAGACAACAAAAAGATTCATCGTTTAGTTCTTGAAGGCGTGTTTGGACCAGTACATAGAGTTACTACTACCAATAAACTCCAACAAGATGGTAAACTTGCTAAACTAAATATAATGTGTGTGCTGTTAAAATATAATGAAGAAATCCGTAAGGCACGTAAAAATAATACCTACCAAGACGAAATGGATTGGATAGTCACCAACGAAAAACGTAATAAGTTTATCCGTAACTTAGCAATTAAGTCTAGTGGTAACACTCTTGTATTATTTCAATATGTTGAAAAACACGGTAAAGTTTTATACGAGATGATAAAAGAGAAAGCGCATGATACCAGGAAAATTTTCTTTGTGTACGGAGGAACAGAAACTTCAGATCGTGAGTCAATTAGACATATCACGGAAGGAGAAGATGATGCTATCATCATTGCTTCGTTCGGGACATTCTCGACAGGTATCAACATACCTTCGATTGAGAATGTCATTTTCGCAAGCCCTTCAAAAAGTAAAATCCGCAATTTGCAAAGTATTGGGCGTGGATTGCGATTAAAAAATGGAAAGACTCAATGTAATCTTTATGATCTAGCAGATGACTTACATTGGAAGTCATGGAAGAATCATACATTAAATCATGCAGCGGAACGCTATAAAACGTATGCAGAAGAAGAATTTAAATTAAAACTAGTAGAGGTGGATCTATGTTAGATGGCACAGAACTATATGTTGTGTTAAAACTTTCTTCGGGAGAAAACATTATGGCTATTCTTCGTCAAGAAGATGACGAAAGAATCTTATTAGAATCTCCAATGATTATGAGAACTATCCCTGTATTTGAGTCTGGACGTGAACACATCACTGCATCACCATTGTGCCAGTTTTCTGATGATAGAACTTTTGTGATTCACAAAAAAGATATAATGTTTTGTAAAAAATTGCATCATGTATTCATTCCACATTATAAGAAAATAGTGGAAGAGAATGAGCAACAATCTTTTATTACTCCTGACAATAAAAGAACACCTCTTGAATCTTCAGAAGAGAAAGAGATGACACCAGAAGTTGCTAAGAAATGTGCTCAGATGTTACAAGATGTATTGGAAGAAGATACAGGGACTTTTGTAGAAGGTAACGATACATTACATTAATCTATCATCATCAACCCCTAACACCCTGAATTCTGCCTCAAGACAAATAAAAAGACAAATCTTTTTTACGTTACATTCATTTGTCTTGCAAAAAATCTTGATGTATACTTATGAATAACTTGAACTAAATGAGGAACACCCATGTATGGCACACTATGTAAACAACGCTGATTTCCTACAGGCTATCATAGAATATAGAAAACAAGTAGCAAAAGCAGCAGCAGAGGGGAAAGATAAACCCATCGTTAGTAACTACATTGGTGAATGCATTCTTAAGATCGCCACGCATCTATCTTACAAACCCAACTTTATAAACTACTCTTATCGAGATGATATGATTCTCGATGGTGTGGAAAATTGTATTCAATATATTGATAACTTTAATCCAGACAAGTCAAATAATCCATTTGCATATTTTACACAAATTATCTACTATGCATTTCTTCGTAGGATTGCTAAAGAAAAGAAACAAAGTTATATCAAGGGTAAGTTAATTCAAGATATGCCATTCGAAGCATTCGATCTTCAGGAAGGCGATGACACAGCAGATTTCCATAATGCATATATGGAGTTTATGCAAAACAATCATACATTCGATGATACATTTATGGAACGCAAAAAAGAAAAGCGTAAAAAGAAACAAGTTAATTTAGATGATTTTTTAGGTGATGACAATGGCGAACTCGATTCAGGAACTTCTTAATACTATTAGAAGCGGTAATTATGGTGTGCCTGCTGAAAGACCTCTGACAAGACCACGCCCAGTAAAACTTAGAAGAAGGAATAAAAAATTCTTAAAGTCTTGGACTTGGAGTGTTGAAGATGGATTATCGCCAAATATTATGAAAGGTAATGACGTGAGTAACGAAAATATTTTCTTGGGTGTATCAGATTTTGAAGATTTGATATCTTCTAAATTATTGAATGCTAGAAGTGAGGCTGGTCTCTCAACCTTACAAAGAGACACTACTGTTCTTTGCAATCGTAAAGTTTGGAAAGAGTGGGCTGAAAATTATTTTGGCGAAGATCTTTATGCGCAACCATCTTCTTCTTCTGGCATCGTTGTTTCTGGTATCAATCTTGTAAAGTTTGATGTGAATAGTAATACCACAAATGTTCGTTGTTTTGGTGACCTTGATTGGGCAGAAAAAGTTATTGAAGATATTGAGAATCAATTTTCTGCAGTAACTTCTCATATCGAATGGATTTATTCTAGTGATGGTAATTCTGTTAATGTACCATTAAATCGTGATCGTCTTCCTGTTGAAGAGATGTATCCATTTTTGAATGGCGAATCTTTGGAGTCATATTACGATCGTTATATGGAATCTTCTGCAAATATTCTTTTGCTCATTGGTCCACCTGGAACTGGTAAGACTACATTTATCCGTGGACTTCTCTCACATCGTAATTGTTCTGCAATCGTAACATATGATGCTGGCATCATTGAAAAGGATGGCTTCTTTGCACGTTTTATTGAAGATGATACAGAAGTTATGGTTCTTGAGGACAGTGATGCATTCTTGAAGTCACGTTCTGATGGCAACACAATGATGCATCGCTTCCTTAATGTTGGTGATGGTCTTGTGACTACCAAAGGTAAAAAGATGATTTTCTCTACCAATCTTCCAAGTATTCGTGATATTGATTCTGCTCTGATTCGTCCAGGTCGTTGTTTCGATATTGTTGAATTCAAACCACTATCATTGTTTGATGCACAAAAGTTAGCAGACAAACTTGGTGGCAAAGTTCCAGAACGTAAGGGTGGCGAGAATATTGAATTTTCCATTGCTGAAATTTTTAACACACAATCAGAACAAGCAAAAAATGCTAAAACAAATAGAAAGGTGGGTTTTATTTGAAAGTAGCAATTATTACAGATCAACACTTTGGTGCAAGAAATGATAGTATTGCATTCTTAGATTTTTTTCAAAAGTTCTATGATAACACTTTCTTTCCTACTCTCGCCAATAACAATATTAATACTGTTCTTGTGCTTGGCGATACTTTCGATCGTAGGAAATATATTAACTTCTACGCTCTCCAGCGAGCAAAGGAAATGTTCTTTGATCGTTTGGATGGTATGGGCATCTCCGTTCATATGTTGGCTGGAAATCATGATACTTATTTTAAAAATACAAACGATGTAAATTCTCCAGATTTGCTTCTGAAAGAATATAACAACATCAATGTCATCGATGAACCTACAACAATCGAAGTTGATGGCACTAAAATTTGTATGATGCCTTGGATTTGTCCAGAGAACTACCAAGTGAGTTTAGATGAGATGAAAAACACAAAGGCTGAACTCTGCATGGGTCATTTCGAGATCGCAGGGTTTGCTATGTATAGAGGAATGGAATCGCATGATGGACTTTCTAAAGAAACTTTTGAAAAATTTGATATGGTTTTTTCTGGGCATTATCACCACCGCAGTAGTGATGGTCATATTTACTACTTGGGCAATCCATACGAACTCACTTGGCAAGACTATAACGATCCCAGAGGATTTCACCTGTTTGATTTATCAACCAGAGAACTCGAATTCTTTGCAAACCCTTATACTATGTTTTCAAGAATCGAATACAATGACAAAGAGCAAGAGCCAATCGATTTGGACTCTTTGGATTTAAAAGAGTGTTATGTAAAATTGATTGTTGTAAACAAAACAGACTTTTATAAATTTGACAAATTCATTCAAAAGTTGTATAGTAAAGGATGTCATGACATCAAGATTGTCGAGGATCTCTCTGAGTTTGAAGATGGCGAGATCGGTGAAGAGATTAATCTTGAAGATACAATTTCTGTTTTAACAAATTATGTTGACTCAGTTGAGACTGATGTTGATAAAGAAAAGATCAAAACATTTATGAGAACACTTTATACTGAAGCAGTAAATGTAGAGGTTGTATAACCAATGATTATTTTTAAATCAATCTCTTGGCAGAACTTTCTGTCAACTGGTAACTCACCAAATAAAGTTTTACTAAACAAATCACCAACCACTCTAATTATCGGTAAGAATGGTGAAGGTAAGAGCACAATCTTAGATGCATTGTGCTTTTCGCTATTTGGCAAACCATTCAGAAACATTAACAAGGCACAACTTGTTAACTCCATCAATGGCAAGAAATGTGTTGTTGAAATAGAATTTACTATCGGCAATAAAGAGTATAAAATTATTCGTGGCATTAAACCGAACATCTTTGAAATCTATCTAAACGATGAACTTATTAATCAAGATGCTGCATCACGTGACTACCAGAAGGTTCTAGAACAACAGATTCTCAAACTTAACTATAAAACATTCACTCAGGTAGTTATCCTTGGTAGTGCATCGTTTGTTCCATTTATGCAATTACCACCAGCACAACGACGTGAGGTAATTGAAGACATTCTTGATATTCGTATCTTTTCTACCATGAATCAGTTATTAAAAGAAAAGTCGCAGGAAACCAAAGATGCTATCCTCAGAATTGAAAATGATATCAAAAGCGCAAAAGATAAAGTTGATGCGCAACAGACGATTATCCAAACTATCTCTAATGCGAAAGCAGAAAGCATTAAGGCAATCCAATCAAAGATTACTGCTAATAATACTCAAATTTCTACGACACAGAGCGAGATCAGCACCATCGTGGAAGAGATCAATACTCTTAAAGCAAGCATTGAAGGTAAAGAAAAGTTATCTGAAGATATTGAAAAAGCCAAACAGTTAAAGTCCAAACTAAATCAAAAAGTTGAGACATGTGAACACGATGCAGAGTTTTTTGATAGCAATGATGTTTGTCCATCTTGTGCACAAGGAATTCCTCATGAACATAAACAAAAAGTGATTCATGAATTGCATATGAAGATGGAAGAAAACAATAAAAAGATTACAGACTTGGAAAGCGTTCTCTCCACATTGACTACCAAGTTACAAAATATCAATTCTATCATTGAACAAATCACTGATAAGAACATAGAACTTTCTACAAAGAACTCAACAGTAACATTACTTAACAGACAGATTACAGAACTTGAAGAAGAAATTAAAACAAATAAAGCAGACACTAGTAATATTGATGAAGAAAAATCTAAATTAAAACTTTTAGCAAAGGATGCACTTGATAAGATTGCGGCAAAAACATCTCTACAAGAACATCGCAATCTTGAGGAAGTTGCTTCTATTCTACTGAAAGATACTGGTATCAAGACTGCTATCATTCGTGAATACTTACCAGTGATGAATAAACTCATCAACAAATATCTTAATGCTATGGATGCGTATATTCATTTTGAACTTGATGAAGCATTCAATGAATCTGTTAAGAGTCGTTTCAGAGATGACTTTACCTACGCAAGTTTTTCTGAAGGCGAAAAGATGCGTATCGACTTGGCAATTCTTTTCACATGGCGACAGATTGCAAAGATGAAGAACTCTGTCAACACTAACCTTCTACTGCTAGATGAGATTTTTGATTCTTCTCTCGATACCGCAGGAACAGATTATTTCTTGAATCTTATGAACAGTTTTGGTGATAACTCTAACATCTTTGTTATCAGCCACAAAGGTGACCAGCTGTTTGATAAGTTTAGAAGTGTAATCAAGTTTGAAAAGCGCAATGATTTCAGCGTTATTGCAACAGCGTAAGTAGTCACTTACGCTACAATCCTTGTAGATACAAGGTAAAATAAGTGTTGACAAAAATTCACTATTAGTTCATAATTCATCCTATTGAATAGGAGATAATTATGCAAGAGATGTGGAAAGATTTCAGCGATTTTGAGATTGCAGAACTTGCCTTCCAATATGGTTTAGGCGATAATCTAGAACTTGCATTTAATGAACGATTCCAGCTTGTGAATCGTGCACAGGTTGAAGAAATGTTGACATCTGTAGAAATGTCTGCAGCATTTGATGAATGAGGAATATATAATGGAAATGAAAGCAACCGATCTATCTGCACGTCTGCTTGCAACAGAGAATCTATCTGTTGTTCGTGGACGTGTTCGCACTGCATCTTTTGACATCAAGTCACGTGTGTTGACTCTCCCGATGTGGAAAGAGATGACCCCTGAGATTGAAGATATGCTCATTGGTCATGAAGTTGGTCATGCTCTGTATACTGGCGAAAAGTATATGGAACCCATCAAAGAAAATCCAAAGATGATGTCATATCTCAACGTGCTTGAAGATGTGCGTATCGAAAAACTAATCAAACGCAAATATCCTGGTCTGCGCAAACGCATGAACGAAGGATACAAGCAACTCAATGATCGAGATTTCTTTGGTGTAAAATCTATCCCCAGTCTTGAGACTCTTCTTCTCATCGACAAGATCAATCTATATTTCAAAGCAGGATTTCAGTGTGGTGTTCAATTCACTCCTGATGAGAAAGTATTTGTTAATCGTGCTGAACGCACAGAGACTGTTGATGATGTGATTCAGCTTGCGCAAGAAGTTTATCTTTATTCTAAAGAGCAGGCAGAAGAACGTAAACAACGCATGAAAGCAGAAAATCCAGGAGATGAAGAGGAAGAAGAGTTTGATGAAGACTTTGATCCTTACATGGATGGTGAATGGGATGAAGAAGATTTTGATGAGGAATCTAATACTCCAGCCAATCAAAAAACTGCAACAAAACAGAATGATGATCGCAACGAAGATGAGAATGAAGATTTAGAGTCTAAGACTGAACGTGCATTCCGTAACAAGTTAGATGATTTGGCTGATGAGTCTACAGAATATAACTACTGGAAATTCAATCCTTTTTATCCTGATAACATCGTTATTGAATACAAAAAGATTCTTTCTGATACAAAGTCATTTGAACAAGTTGTAGAACAAGAACAATCTGATCAGCGTGATTTCAGATATATGACAGAAGAAGAATATCTGGAATATAATAAAAAAGTTGCAGATGAATTTACTACATTTAAGACTGAATCAATCCGCACAGTGAATTATCTTGTCAAAGAATTCGAGATGCGCAAGTCTGCTAAACTTTACAAACGTGCACAAGTATCAAAGATTGGTTCTTTAGATATGCGTAAAGTCTATGCATATAAACTTCAAGATGACTTGTTTAAACGTGTTACAAGTATCCCACAAGGCAAGAATCATGGAATGATTATGCTAGTGGATTGGTCTGGTTCTATGCAGGATGTCATTCAAGACACGTTAAAGCAGGTTATCAATCTTGCCATGTTCTGTAATCGTGTACAGATTCCATATCGTGTTTTGGCATTTACTTCCGACTACATTGATTACTCTGATCCAGATTATTATGAAAAAAGTTTAGAAAAATCAAATGCACGTCACGCTTTCAGAAAGAGTCTTGCTGAATCTGGTGAGAAATATCTTGACACAGCTGATCATTTCAATCTCTTTGAGTTGTTTAGCAATAAGATGACTACCAGCGAATTCAACTCAATGGCAAAACGTGTTCTTGACTGGAGATTCTTTTCTAATAAAGGATATGGATTGAGTGGAACACCATTGAATGAGGCACTGGTGTGGGTATATCACAATATTGGTTCTTATATTAAAAACAATCAAATTGAGAAGATGACATTTATCACTCTTACTGATGGTGAAGGTGGTACTATTCCTTCTCTTGGTGGTGCTCGTTTGGATGAAATGAGAACTGATACAGTTGACAATGTTTGGAAACGTGTTCGCATGAAACATTTTATTCGTGATGACCAAACACAAAAAACGTATGAGATTACACGTGATGCATCTAAACAGGCTACTGCTTTTCTTCAGATGATCAAAGATCGATATAATGTATCTGTTGTTGGTTTTCATATCTGCCGCAATCATCGTGGTGACTTGACTGGATTCTTGCGCACTGCTTTGCCTGACTTTGGTGGTGATGTGTATACTACAATTGAAACATGGAGAAAAGACTTTAAAACAAATGGATTCACCTCTATCAGAAATGCTGGTCGTGATGAATTGTTCCTTATCCCTCAGTCTTCAACTAAAATTGTAGAGGGTGAGTTGGAAGTTAATGCAGATGCCAATGCCAAAGCAATTGCAAAAAACTTTGGTAAGTATCTGAATGTAAAGAAGACTAGCCGAGTCCTGCTCAATCGTTTCGTGGGGCTAGTTGCGTAAGTTGTTGTTTTTGCAAGCAAAAATAATGCTTGTCTTTTATTCAACTTTATGGAATAATACATACTGTTGATTGACTTTTTATTATGGAGAATGTGATGGCAAAAGTAGATAGTGTTTTTCGTGCAGAGTTTGAACAACAACTCTTGCAAATGCATCCCGATGTGGCAACTAAAGGTGTTGTCAGTCGTCCTCAACTGCTTGAGGTGATGGCAAAACTTAAAACCGAAAAATATC